TGCTCGGTGCTGATGCCCTCTGTCATGCGGCGCCACTGGCCGGTCTGCACGGTTTCAATTCGCAGCACGCGCCGGTCACGTTCGCACGCTGTCGGGTAGTCCACTTGGTTCTGACCGACGCCCAAGTCCTTGTCTTCGTATGCGATCAGGTGCTTCCAGTCCTGCGCCCAGTACAGTTGCACTTGAGCATTGGACAGGAAAGAATTGAAGAGCGCCTGTGACGCACCGCCGCTGGCGCCCATCGCGCCCATGCCCAAGCGGGCCATGAGCGTTGAGCGAAGTTCGCCAAGCGTGCGGTAGGTCATGATTAGCGCCCGATTTCCACGCCGATTTCCTCGGCCAGTTTCACCAGTTCCGCGCTCTTCATGGCCTCAAAGGCAACGTGCGCCTTCTTGGCGGCAGCGCGCTCGATGTCGTTGCTTTCAAAGGTCACCATGGGCAGGCTGTAGCCGTTGGCGCGGATGACCTGGCGCAACTGGTCGTCAGGCAGATCGGCCAGCGTGGGCGACCCGACGACACGCGCAAAGGTGCCAGACGCGAACCGGCCATAGATGGCCTCGGCCCACGGTTCACCCTTCTCGTTGGGTCCGTAGCACGCGACCATGCGGTCATACTCAGCACGGGGCGAGCCGATGAAGACGTGCCCGATGCCGGCGGCTTCGCTCGGCTTGCGTTGGGGGTCTTGCACCTTGTTGTAGATCAGCATGGCAGGCGCCACCTTGTCGGTGTAGCCCTCATCCAGCGTTGCCGGGTCAAGCTCCACTGCGGCGCCTTCGCCGAAGACGGCCTCAAGCACGGGCAGTTCATGCGCCCACACGACGCGGGGCGTCTTGGTGGTTTGGTCACGGCTGATCAGCACCATCACGCGGCGCGACAGGATTTCAGATTCGTTGGCGGGTTTCGCTCGGGCCATGTGGGCTCCAGATGTTGTTGCGGCGGTTTAAAAAGGGGCCGACACAAGGCCGACCCAAACCATCAAGACCGCCTGGCTCGATGGCAACTGAAAAGCGGGAACCCGCCGCCCCTGTACAAGCGGGCGGCAGGGGCTCATCACAGCGCCAGGACGGCGTTCGCGTTGGACTGGTTGAGCGTCAGCGCGCCCTTCCAAGTCATGGCCCAGTAGTACTCATAGCGGTCGTACGCACGGGGCGGCTTGCGGCTGATCATGTCGTGACCCTGAATGGGGCGCAGACGCAGCGTGTTCGTGTTGATGAAGTAGCAGCGGTTCTCCCAGGTGGTAGCCGGGGCGAAGCGTGCGTCCAGTTCAGCGAACTCAGGCGACCACTGCACGTCCACGCCTTGGAAGGTCAGCACAGAGGTGCCGCCTTCGATGCGCTTGGTGTTGCTGGGTCCGAAGTCCATGCGACCGAAGGTGGTCAACACGAAGCCACGGTAGCCGTCGATGAAGTTGCTGCCGGCCAGGATCAGGTCGGGGGCACCGCCAGCGCCGGCACGCATGCACTGCCGCCAGTTCAGTTCCATCTTGTTCAAGATGGTCCCGGTCGTGGTGGTCGTGGTGACGCCAGTGCTGTAGTTGTTGCGCCAGTAGGCGTTGGCCGCAGTGCTGCGGTCGATGCCGCCCACGGTGCCGGAAGTCGGCGCCAGGGAAATCAGCGCGTCCAGGCCGGTGATGGCGTCGGTGCTTGCGGTGCCGTCAGCGTGCAGAGCGTACGAAAACTGCTCTTGGAAGCCCAGGCGCAAGACCTCGGCGGATTCCTTGATCAGGTTCGTCAGTTGCAGCTTCTCGGCGTCACTGGCACTGCGCGCAGCGCTGGCGTCGTCGGTGACGATGATGCCGTTCTGCGTCAGGCGGTCTTCGTCCAGCGCCAGGCCGTCATGGCACGAGCGCCAGGCGTAGTTGGCCTGCTCGATGGTCTGCCGGCGGTTGTAGGTGACCACGGCGGAACCGTTGTACCACTGGAAGTTCGACGAGAAACGAACGCGGAGTTGTTCCACGACGTAATGCTTGGCGCCGGGGGCCGACTGCTTCTTGGCTTGCAGAGCCTTCAGCAACGGGCGACGGACATCGACCTGATCGACGGGGTTGTTGGCAAGGTAAAAGTCCAGGCCGACTTTGCCGGCGTCCAGAACTTCTTGTGCGGTAAAAGACATGATGAATCTCCAAAGGCGTTGAGTGCCGACTACGCAACCGCGCAGCCGTGCCGAGTACCGGAGACGAACCGGCCACACGTCCAACGCCAGTGGCGAACCTGGCAATCAGCCTTTGCAGCGCATCTGTTCAGGCCAGACGCAAGCCCTTGTGCGGAGGGACGAACCCCGCGTTACATCCCGGCTGGGGCAGGCTTGCCCCACATGGCTTCGTACGCATCGCGGGGGCGCTGCTGCGGTGAGCCCCCACCAGTTGCACGAAGCGGGTTTGAATCGGTGTTGATGGACCCAGGCGTGGGCCGGCGGAAAGATGCCGCCGCACGCTTGAGCATGTTGTATTGAGCCTTCACGACACCGGGCCATGCCGGCGGCGGGACGTTCTGCAGGATCGACGGCAGGTCTTGCACAAGCTGCTCTTCGATCACTGGGTAATCAATGTCTGACGCAGCAAGCTGCTTGCACAATGCATCAACGTCCATCTGGGCACGTTGGAACACTTGGTGCGACTGCTGCTCCTGCTGCGACTGCTGCATGCGGTGCTGCTGGAATGCCTGCTGCTGCCGAAGGCGCGCCGTCTCATAGGCCGACTCTTCGTCAAGCGCAAACTCATCGACCTTCTTGCGTAGGTCTGGGAACGATGCAAGTCCGTCAACACCAGGCAGAGGCTTGCCAAGCGCCAATGCGATGTGCTGGCGCTGCTGATCCATCACGCGCAGCGCGCCTTCAAGGTCGCCGCTGTTCAGCATGCCGAGAACACCAACAGCCTGCTCAAACTGTTGCGGCGTCACACGGTGCTGCTGCAGGTAGTCGCGCACTTGCACCACTTCCTGCCGCGCCTGGTCGCGCTCGGCGGACACCTCCTTGACGGTGCTGGCGAGCTTCTGGAAGCGCTCCTGCGCCTTGGCCCCAAGGCCTTCAGGCATGGCCGTCACGTCTTCGGGTTCAGCCGGCAGCACAGGCTTGACCGCTGCAGGCTTGCCAAGCGCAGCGGCTGCGTCGGCTGCGTCGGCTTCCTGCTTCGCCTTGAACCGCCCAGCCTCGTCACGCTCAAAGTGCCGGTTGATGGCCTCCAGCATGTCCTTTGGTTGATCTGGCGCGCTTTGGACAGCAGCGGGCGCTTGTGGCGCCTGCTCTGCTGGTTCCGAAGCAACCTGCGCTACAGGCGCAGCGTCAACGACAGGCGCACCACCGCCACCGCCAAGGTCATCGGCGGGGGCGAACAATCTGGACTTGAGGCGACGTAGTTTCATTGGCGGCTTTGGGTCTGTTCTGTTGTGGCCGTCACGTTAACAACTCATGGCCCAGGTTTCCGCCACGAATCACGCCATCACATGCGGCCAAACAGTCGGCACGCGGAAGACCTGCGCCGGCTGCTGATAGCCCGCTGATTCAACGATCTGGTGCAGCCGCTCATGGTCCTGGGTGACGGCTTCAGGCGTGACGGCTTCGCGCCCGCGACTGTCGTAGGGCCACGGGTGCTGGTGCACGGTCGGTGCGCTCCAGTGGTCGTAACGGCCTGCGGTGTTCACGACAGGCCCCCAGCCACGGGTGGCGCGATGCGGCGCTCAATCTCGGCCAGCGTGTCCATCGCCTCGGTCACGGCCTTGGGGATGTTGACTGCGCCGGTCGGTGATGTGCGGTCATCAATGCGCTTGATCGCCGCGTCAAGGATGACGGCCATGCGGTTGTTCCACACCATGCCTTGCGCCATCACGCGGTTGTTCTCGGCCTGCTTCTCAAGGGCCAGCACCTCGCGCTCACGCTGCGCCCGGCGCTCTGCGCGCTCAGCCTGCACCGCCGCATGCTCAGCAATGGCGCGCAGCTCTGCGGCCTCGGAGATGGCAAGCCGGCGGGCGTCGATTTCAGCGGGCGTCATGTGCGGTCGCCATATATATCGCTGTAAACCTCGCCAAACGGCTGGCACACGACACCACCGGCAGCCACTCTGCTGGCAAGGTGCGAAACACCGGAGGCCAACGCAGAAGAGAGAATTTCAAGCGCTCCCGGCGCAGAAACAACGGCACGGTGCAGGGTGATGATTGCCCACTGACCCGTGCTTTCTGCCGCGTCAACAGCGGCGATGAAGTTCGCATCTGTGCTGTCTGCGGATATTTGCAGGCAACCAGCAACCACAAGCGGATCGACCGGCATGCGCGTGGTGCATTGCAGATGCTTGTTTGCTTCGTTGTACGGGACAGACCGACGCACGGCCACCAAGCCGCCATTGCGCAGGCCGTCTCGCACAAGCTGCTGGCGAGCCTGCGTTTGTCCGCTTTCAAAAGCCTGAGTGAAGCCCCACACGCCGAAGCCGATCCCGCGTGTCCACCCCTGGGCCGCAAAGTAGGCCCACTGCGCCCGAACGTCCTCAGAAATGGTCAGCGCTGTCGGCCAGTCTGCGGAGTTGACATAGCCGTTTGCCTTGCTGGCATCGTAGGTATGGTGGATGCACTCGTGGCCATAGGCATACATCTCGCTGATCTGCGCTGCAGTCATGCGGCCAGTGGTGCCGATGTCGGAATTGGTGATAGCCAGCGAAGCCCTTAGACCGGCTCCAGCCAGCAGAGGGTGAATGATCGAGTATTGGCTTGAATACTCGCCGTCCATGCAGATCGTGACGCGGCCCGGCGTTCGCTTGCAGTCGGCACGAATCTCGCCTACCCAAACCGGATTGGTGTTTGCCGTTGCGCCCGTGGTGGCCTGCACGATCCGCACCGATGTGATCGTTTCGCTGGCCGTGTCCAGGTCGGTCATCGTGCCGGTGCCGCTGATACAAGCTGCGCCGCGAGCAATCGAGTAGGTATGCCACACGCCGGCTGACCCAAGCGCCGGGTTCGTCGTGCTGTTGGCGAACGTGAGCCCAATGCGGATGCTCTTGCCAGATGACGTTTGCAGCCACACTTGAAGCGGATTCCCGACGCCGCCAGCGTTGTAATTGCTGGTGAACAGAATGGGGATGTGGATCACCTTCACATCGCGCAGGCGGATCGGATTCGTTGGCGTCCAGATGCCGATGAAGGTCTGCGCTGACGCATCGCTGGGGAAAGTGCACTTTGCCGTCGGCTTGCCAAACAGGGTGACCGTGGTGTCAAGCGCAAACGCAAAGCCGGTGCCCGTGCTGCCTGTGGTCGTCAGGGCGCCGCCGCTGGCCTGCCAGTCGCAGAGTGTGGCGCCAGCGTATTGGCGTTCTGCTTGCTTTGCCGTCACCGCTGCCACTTGCTGGGCGGTGAGAATCGTGCTTCGCTGATCGCCGTCCGGCCCGACACGAATGGCGTCCAGACTGTCAACGTACAGCGGTCCTTCTTCCTGGCGCGTGCGCGTGGGCCCGTAGGCGTCGCCACGGCTGCCGTCGGCATTCACGTCATAAATCGTGAAGTCCACCGCCCACGCCTCACGCTCAGTCGCCGTAACTGACTTCGCCACAAGATTCGACGGGTCTTTCTCAATCAGGATGTTCATGGGCGCCTATTCATGTTCTGCAAAGGGGCCAGGCATTTGGCCCGGGCTGCCTTCTGGGTGTGGTTCTTCAGGTTTTGGCATGAGGGCGTTGATCTGCGCGACCCGCACAGCGGCCCACGCCGACGCCTCTGCAGCCACACGGGCCGCGTCCACTTGAGCCTGCGCTTCAATCGGAGCCTTCACGCCAGCCACTTGCACGTCGCGGTCAGCGTTGATGCGCGCCTGCTCAATCGTGGCCAGGCGGTCTGCATCCTTGTCCTTCAGCGCCTGCTGAGCCTTGGCCAACTCGTCTTGCAGAGCGTTGTAGGCCTGCACCGCCTGCTGCTTCATATCCTCCACAGCGGCCTGCACACGCGGGTCTTGCAGCGGATCAGACGGAGCCGTTTCCTCGCCTTCCTTGGGCTGCGGCAAGAAGCGCTCTATGTCGATCCGCTCATCAAACCGGCGCAGCGTCTCGCGCACAAGGTGGATGACGGCCTGCGCCGCGTCTTCCTGGCCAGCCTGGCGCAGCTCTGCGACTTGGCCCATGGCCTCCTTGATGACCGGCAGCAGTTTCGTCCAGCGGTCTTGATCCTGCAAGCGGTCGGGCTTGCCGGTAGAGCCACCACGGACTTGCAGATTGACCATCTGGAACACGTCTTCCGGCTTGTGCATCTCCGGCCACACGGCCTCAATGCCGGCCAGCTTCTGCACTTCGGCTGCAGACATCTTGCGCAGGCACATTTCCAGCACGTAGCGACCGACATCGGACAGCAAGTCTTCGATCACGTCGGTGCGCTCAGCGCTGCGCCCGCGCATGCCCTGGGCAAGAATCTCGGCCTCGGTCGCGGTCTTGGCTTTCAGAACCGCGCCGCGAGCCGCGTCACCGCCGCCGACAAGCATCTCCATGTCGGTGCGTTCGCCGGTCGTGTCGTAGTTCGCCGGGTTCAACGCACCCAACGCACCGGACCACAGGTCGTCCGACAGCGGTCTGCCTCCGACACCTTCGACCAAGATCAGATCGCCACCCTTGCGGTTCTTGATCCGCTCAAGGTCGTCGTGCGTCAACGCGCCACCCTTGCGCGCCACGTTCAGCGGCAACGCGTTCTTGCGGTCGTTCTCTTCGTCCTCGCGCTTGGTGTTGTAGCCGCGAACCACTTCTGTCGTCAGGTCGATGTCCGACAGCGGCAGAAACCCGCCATCGACTTCGTTGAAACACAGAAGGAAGAACGGGAACCAGCGCTCGCCGGTCCAGTCAGGGCTGAACGGCGGCTTGCAGAAGCCTTCCTCGCCTTCGCAGACGGTGAACACGCGCCCGCTGCCCTGCTCCCACACTTCCCACACTGGCAGCAAGTCCTTGGCCTTGTCTGCGCTGTCGGTGGTGGGCTGCATCGCCCCGTTGCCGGCGCGATAGCTCTTGCCCTTCTCGTTGTCGTAGCCGAATTTGCCACGGTAGGCATCACGGGTCATCCAGACCCGGTGCGCAATGGCTTCCGACCGTTCGTAGTCGGACACCTCAAGCACCGATGGGTCAAGCACAACGATGTCTTCAGGCAGCACGAAGTCCAGCGCCACACCGCGCACAATCTGCGCCTCGGCTTGCGTCTGCAGGCCTGCCAGCGTCTCGCGCAGCTTGGCCGTCTTCAGGTCTGTGTCGCCGGCTGCTGCCGGGTCCGTCACCTCTTGCTGCTGGCGCGACAGCCGCTCAAGGTTGTCTTGGATGTCCTTGATCTGGTTGGTGATCAGCGGGTCCGTCTTGCGGTTTTCCTGCCAGCACACCTTCCACCAGCCCAGGCCAGCCGTGTAGCCGCTGGTCAGCATCCGCTTGGCGCGCTTCTTCAGCTTGGCCGACTTGACCAGCATCTTGTCCAGCACGCATTCGGCAGTCTCGCCAAAGTGGCGCCACTGATCGATCTGCTCTGTCGGCACCGACTTGGTGACCGTGACGCTGAACTCAGGGTCTTTTGCGTAGACCTGGGGCCGCATAGCCGCCAGGTTCGCAAAGTGCAGGTTGGTGCGCAGTTTCTTCCCGTCAGCCGGGTCAACACCACGCAGCCACTTGCGGTTGTCCGCGAAGCGCTTCTCATCTTCGCGGCGCCCAGCGGCAGAGCATGCAGCCTCAATGCGCTTGAGCCAGTCAGCAGCCAGCGCCTTGTCTTCGGGGCTGACGACGCGCTTGGCGGCGCCTTGAGGTTGTTGCATGCTCACCCCTGCATCAAGCGCTGATCTGGCCCAGGAACGTGCCAGACGTCCAGGCCGACAGGCTCATCCGCATGATGTACGGCAGCTTCAGTTCCAGCGGCACGCCTTCAGCGGTCGCAGCCATCACGATGGACGAACTGCCCAGCGTGGACGAACTGGACGAACTGCCGGTGGTGTTGGTCACGAAGCTGTAGGCGCTTGACACCACAGGCGCCGGCACGGCACCCAGCAGCGAGTTGTCGCCGGCAGCGAATTCTGCATAGGAGCCAAAGGCCTCCATCAGCAGGGTCGCCACGGCATTGCCGCCCAGGGTCAGCAGCGCGCTGTGGCCCTTCGCCAGCGGCGTCTGGTCGAACACCAGGCCCATGCGCGGCGTGCCGCCGTAGGTGCCGTTGCCGACCGAGCCCAACAGCTTGAACGTGGTAGCCGATGCGGCTTCCAGGGTCCAGATGCCGTTCGCACCCGTGTTGCCGGTGATGCCGGAAATCGCCACACGGTCGCCGGTCTTCAAGCCACTGTTGGCCGCGACGGTGATCACGATGGGCGTGGCGTTGGTGGCGCCGCTGATGAGGTGCAGGCCAACGGCCGAGCCGGCGGAACCGGCGGAAACAGACTTGATCGACATGAAAAACTCCTAGACGCAGAGAACGGCCCTGCCAGCCGGGTGCGAAGCAAGGGGCCGCACCGCCCCATGAAAACTCAATGCACGCCGCCCACCGTCAGCACGATGTCGTCGCCACGCAGCGGTGTCACCAGCGCGGTGTCACGCTCAAATTCGTCGCTCTTGTCAGAAGGCTTGGCAGTGGCAAGCTCCAGCCTGCGCACGTCATTGACGCTTGCCAGGCGGGCCAGCGCCGCGTGCGCCTCGATGTAGGCTGCTTCCTCACCGCGCAGTGCTTCGATGGTGTCAAGCAGGCCTTGCGCAGCAAGCCAGTCGGCCTCCACACGGTTTGCTGCGTGGACGATTGCCACCTCGCCGCCGATGGTCGCGCCACCGTCCAGGCCACCGACAGGCGCACCGTCCAGCAGGCCACCGACGCTGTAGGCGTAGCACCTTGCACCGTCGCTGTCGGCCCACTCATGCTCGAAAACCGGGCACACCGCGCTCATCCGGCGCAGGTCGTCAGCGGTCAGCTTCTGGCGCGAGAGGAAATTTGGGAACGTGTTTGCCGCTTCAATCATGCAGAGCATTACGCCCTGTTGCGGCTTTGGTTTTCGCTACGTTTATGCTACTTCTGAGCCATCACCCAGTCCAACGTGTACGGTTTTGGACCGACAGACGCCTTCGGCTTTGGCATGCGCGACAACGGGCGAGCCATGCAGGCATACCGTGCATCGTCCAGAGCGTGATCCTCGCCCTCTGTGTCGATGTCCTCAATTCGGCTCTTGTCGTGCTGCGCTGCCGGGAAGGTGCGCAGGAAGTCCAGGCAGTCTGCCGTGACCAACAGCAGCGGGTGACCATCCTCACCGTTTAGCCTGGCGCGGACCTGTTGCCACCCAGCGACACGCGTGTTGTCTGCCGGCCTGAACCGTGGCCCGGTGTTCCCAGGCAGAGCGGTCACCATGCGCTCGGCAATACTTGGCCCACCGTCCTGCTTCCACATGCTTGGGTCGGCAACGCTCAGTGTTTCGTCTACCTCTTCGCCAGACTCGCGCTGCTTGATGCCTCGCGCTACGTTCTCCGCGTCCAGCTTCAGGCCGGTGTTTGGCTCTCCAGGCTTGCATCCGTACCACTCGCGCCACCGGACCAGCGCGCCGCGTTTCAGCAGCCGCTCTGTGCCGTCCTTGAGCGTGATCCATGTGTCTTCTGGCACAACGGCCCACCAACCGATGCTGAACGGCCTGGCGCTTCCCCAGTCCATCGACCTGAACACGGTCCATCCCTTTGGCGGTCGCCACATCGGGATGACGTGCTGCGGGCTCCAGTTCTCAAAGAATGCGCCGGCAACAATGTTCCAGTCGCCGTCCAACCAGGCCTTGCGCAGTGCGTCATTGCCGCCTGTAGCCGCCAGAATGCGCGTTCTATAGCCTGGGTCGTTCTTCAGAAGAATCTGGTTGTCTGCCATGCGAGACGGCACAAACATCCGCGTGAACCCTGTTTCTGGGTCTGTGTACGGTGTCATTGGTGGCGACTGGCTGATGTAGCGCGCCTTCACCCAGACGTGCCCAATGCCGCCAGGGTTACCCGTTGCACGCATAGAACACGGCACGCCGTGCGGGCTGCGGAGCGTGGAGAGCATCTTGAGCAGGCCAGAAGGCGTGCTGTACTCCGTCACTTCGTCAAAGCTGATGCGCGTGTACTGGTGCCCGTGATACCTGCCGTAGTCCTTCTCGTTTTCGATGAACCGCATCTTCACAGACGCGCCGCTGGGCCAGTACCAGCAGTTACTGAACGGGAACCCGGAAGAAGGCTGCACCTTGAAGATGGCGCCCTCTCCTGGGAACACCTCAGACGCACGGGCCTGCAGTTCCTCAAGCTCCGGGTAGGTCTTGCGGAACATGATGCCGCGATGCCTTGCACCGTAGCGCAGCGCCCCGTCCTCTTGGTAGCCTAGCTGGAAGTCGGACTTCCCACCACCACGCTCGCCACCATAGAACAACTCATCGCACCAGTCTGCCTCGATGGCTGCAAGCTGCGGCCCTGCCTGCGGAACCCACATCAGATTCTGCCAATGCCTTCTGGGCGCACCTTCCAGTGCGTGACTGTGTAAAGCCGCCCACGGTGGAACTCGTACCACCCCTCCGCAGCGTGGTGTCTAGGCCCAGGCTTCGCATACCTGGCAACAGCCCGCTCTGCACTGTCTAGCAGCACATCTAGATCAACAAGGAATGGCGGCACGTTTTCTGCCGCATCGTTCCAGCATTCTGGGACATGAACTTCTGATTTGCTTTTATTCATGTTGCCCCCATCCCGTGAAGCCTTAGCCACTCATCCCGCGTTGTCTGTGGCCTCAACGGCGCCTGCTCTTCCTTTGGTGGCTCATCCAGCTTCTGCATGCGTTCCTTGTTTGCTGACAGCAGGTTCAGAGCCACATGCGCCGACTCGTTAGCCAGTTTGGTCAGCACGCCGACGTTGCGCAGGTTCTCCAGGCTTTCCATAGGCGCGGCGTCATCAACCTTGGCGACCTCTGAGTTTGCCAGCGCATTCAATCGGTAGGCTGTAGCCGCACCATGCTCGGCAGCGCCGGCAAGGCTTGCGCTGATGTTGCGGAGCTTCTCGGACAGCGACAGCGCGGTGTACTGCTGCGGCACGGGCAACTCAGCAAGCGCCGTGTGAGCAACAGCCAACTGCTCGGCCACTTTGCGGACTTGCGGAGTTTGAGGATTAACCCTGCGGCGAATCGCCGCCTCATCGATGCCAAATGCCTTGGCAAGTGCCCTGGCTCCTTCACCAGCGGCAGAACGTCTCTCAACCTCTAGCCACTGGTCTGGACTCAACTTTGACGGTCTTGCCATCAGGCCTTCTCCACATCCACAAACCCAAGCCGGCGCTGGTCGCCAGGCTGCGACACGCGCTCGACCTCAACGGCAATGGCGAACTCACGCTGATGCACGACGTACTTCTCCGGGCAATGCTTGGCATACAGCGCCAGCACGATGCGTGCGTCCGTCTCCTTCGGATCGCTGCCATCTGCCCAGTTCTCGACCGTTGTGGTTGTCCTGTTGCACACGCGCCCAATCTGAGCCATGGACACACCCACTGCGTTCAGGTCGCGCACGATCCTGAACCAGTCGCGTCTTCGCTTGTTTACCGATGTGTATGCGAGCATGGCTACCTGCACTGTTCTGGCTTTGCCACGCAGTCAACCGGGCCGACTGTTGCGGTGTCTTCGGTGTCATCACCGCCACCGCAAGCGGATAGCAGCAGACACAGGCACAGGATCAGCTTCATGTCATCTTCCTTGCTGCGCGTTGCGCTCAAACCTCAACCACATGGATGTCGTGGACTGTTGCCATCAGGTGCTTCTTCAACCTGTACACGGGCGTCTGCATGCCCTTGGCATCTTCCGCGACCAGCCGGCCATCAGCCGTTGAATACAGGAAGTCCAGCACATAGCGCACGGCTGGCCTAGCGCGCTTCTCGCCGGCTATGTGAACCTTTGGCGCCAGCACGAACGGCACTTCCCGCGTGAGCCCTGCGATCTTCCCGGCACGCTGAAGGAGCAGCAGCGCTTGGTGGCGTGCGGCCTCTCGCTGGCTGCGGTAGCTCTCTGAGCCGATCTGGCACGGGCGGTTACGGTACTTGCTCATGTGCGCCGCAGCCATGAACTCCGCCAGTAGGGCCACCGCACCCAGATTGCCAGCGCCAGCCACGGGCCAGCCATTAGCCAACGCGGCCAGCCGGTTAGGTCAGTTGCTACCCATACCTGCGAAATGACCAGGAACGCCCAAAACGCTCTGTCTTCTGCGTCTGTTTGCTGCATTTGTTTTTCTCGCTTCATTCCGGCCTCTTCTGAAAGCCTGGGCACCGCTGCGGCATTTCAGACAGCGCCTTGCTGATTTCCGCCCGTTCGTTGCGATTGACAAGCCCTGCGGCTCTGGCGTTGACGCACCAGGCGCCGCGCAGGTTCTTGCAGTTCACGCACTTCACGCGGTCGTCGCTCATGCAACCACCACCCGCGTTGACGCCGGCAGGCGCTCACCGGACAACACGCGGCGGATGCGGTCTTCAACGCGCTGCTGGGCCTGCATGTACTCGCTCTGCGTGATGCCGCACAGGATGTCGCTGTAATCGGCGGCGAAGCCCTGCAGCACCCCGACCTCTATCGCGTACAGAGCCAGGCTTCCGGTGTCGCGCTTGCGGTCAAGGATGCCGACGATCACGTCCTGCGTGGCCTCGATGACCTCTTGGCCGGCCACCAGTCGCATGTTGCAAAGCTGCTCGATGATGTTCACGCAGTCTGCCAAGTGCATCCAATCTGCGCGGTCTGCCTTCCCGGTGATGATTGCTTTGCAAGCGTCATGGACCCTGGCTGCGCGGACCAATGCGTCATCCTTGGACAGCTTGGTAGCGCCGGCCATTGCGACCACATGCGCAAATCTGTTGACGCCGTAGGGGCGATAGCGCTTCCGCGAACTCATGCGGCCTCCAGATACCTGCCAACGCCCAACGCTGCGAATCCGGCGCCGTGGACAGATGCGCCATCGGCAACCTGATAGCGGTGGTTGTGTGTGTACCCAGGAAGTACCTTGGCCTTCACGCCGCGATTGATGATCGTCACATGGTCTGACTTCTTGGCCTCTGGCTTCTTGAACCCGGACGTGACCCACTTTGCCGCTGGCGCTTTTGCTGGCCTCTTGTCTGCCATATACCAGCGGCGGCGCTTGTTGGCTGTCGGGCTTGGGTGCAGATGGCTGGAGATAACGCCTCGTTTTTCCAGCCGTGTCAGCGCATTGCGCAACGTTCCGGTGGAAATTCCAAGACCAGGGCACAACTCGTCTGTGAGTGCGCCGGCAACGCCAAAGGCCCGCAACTTCACCACAAGCTTTTTCTCTGTTTCTTCTCTGACCGTAGTCATGCTTCCTCCAGTTGACGGTTTGTGCGCCACCATGTCGATGTGCGCGGTGTGTATGCGTCCCAGTAGCCGCGCTGGTAAGGCGAATTCAACGCGGCAGGCGGGGAAGCTGACTTGACGCCGTTGGCGCGGTCTTCGTAGGCATCACTCTCGCCCTGCGCAAACCCGGCTTCGTAGGTCATGCGGCCTCCGCCTGTGTCACCAGGTCTGAGTAGTCGGACCACTGAGCAGCCATCGCTTCTGCAATGCCTTCGTATGTCCTGCTTCGCTCTTTCCATCGGATCTCAGACGGAGACATCAGGTGGACACGCGGATAACGGCCAGCCACACAATTCGTTGGCTTCAGCTTCGGCAGGCCCTTAAGCCATAGGCATGTTGCCTTCACCTCTCCATGCCCAAACTGCCACGGTTGGATGATTTGGTCAGGTTCGCGCCAGACGCTGGACATTATGCAAACCGGGTTCTCAATGGCGATGCGAGGAACTGGCGCCATTGCAAGAGCCATGAACAGGTCAATTGAGTCCTGCTGCTCGCCTGACTCTCGTTTTTCCGCAAACCACCTCGCACCGCTGATTGACAGATTTGTGCATGGCGGGTGCGCCACCATCAAATCCCAGCCGCCTTCCCGTGAGACGCGAACGGCATCACCAGCGATGTGGTGCGGGCTTCCGTCCTCTGCGGGTTCGTGCAGATCGCAAGACCAGGCGTCATGCCCGAGATTGCGGAATGCCTGGCGAACTCGCCCGCTGTACTCGCATGCAACCAATACCTTCATGCTGCATCCCCAAATGCGATACGAATCCTCTCGTCTTCGCTGAGTGAGGCCATGTCCTGCACGATCTGCGTCTTTGGCCCTTCAAGGCCAAGCGCCATGACTTCCTTGGCCTTGGCCGGGTCGCCCACCAGCATCGGCGGCGCAACGCGCTTGCCTTGCATCCGGTTGGCAACCTCATGCTCACCCAGCAACTTGGCCGGAAACGAGATTCCAGGACGCGCCGAATAGGCCCGGTGCGCCTCAGTGAAGCGCTTCTGCACGAACGGCAGTTCGTCCATGGTGCTGCGACACACCTTCGACCATCCGCCCATGTCTTCAATCGCCGCGTGGATTGCGCCATCGTCAAAGACCACCGACGAATACGCGCCCACGCGCTGCATGGCGTCCAGCACCTTGCCCCAAGCGATCAGGCTGCGGCCGGCCTGGGTGCCGTGCAACTGGCGCACGATGTCTGCCGGCTTCGGCGCAAAGTGCCCGCGCTCTGCGTCCATGGCGTGAGCCGTCAACGCCTTGGCGACCTGGCCCATCTCGAAACGCTCACAGGCTTGCCACCAGACTGACATCGCAAACGGCGTCACGGTCTGCCCGTAGAACCCCAGCGCATCGCCCAAGAGCGAAGCAAAAGCCTGCTTTTCGGTTGTGTTCATGCTGCCCCTTGTGACGCAGCCCACTCAGCGGCCACGCGTCGGTTGTTGTCTTCGATTGCCTGCTGCTTGCTGACCACCTGGATCGGCCCACGGTGCAGCTTTCCGGCGGTTGCCTTGGCCCGTGTTCGTTCGCCTTCAACGGCACCCAGGACGTACTCAAACGCCCGGCCAGGGGCTGCGTCCATTGCCTTGCCGGCCATGGACACGAACTCCTCGACCGTTGCCCCGGAGTCCAAAAGCGTGAGCAACCGTGGGTGTCCTGGCGCAACTGCCGCGATGCCTTCGGCCTTGAGGGCGATGCAAACCGCAGCCGCCGGGCTCACTCGCGCAGAAGACGCAGGGGCTTTAGCCCCGTAGTCTTCTTCTCCGGTACTGGTTCCGGTTCCGGTTCCGGTGTCGGACTCCGGGTGGAATCCCGTGGTAGTCCCGTGGTTGTCCCGTGGGACATCTGCGGGACTCCGCTGGTCTTCCGCGTCCTTCTTTGCACGCGCCAGCGCCTTCCGGTCGGATTCCTTGCGGCGGCGCTCCATCATTTCCTTGACGCGCAGCACAAGAACGTCGTGGTACAGCCGGCCATCCTCTGCCAGCCACCACTTGCGCATCAGGATTGCCTTGTGCTTTGCAAACAGCTTGTCAGGCATGCCCAGGCGGGCAGCGATCAATGCGTCATCGTTTGGCAGCGATCCACACGGGGTCTGCTCCCAAGCAGTGGCCCACAGCATCAAGAGCCATGGGCGCGCTTCAGGCGTTGACAGAGCCCATGTGTCTGACTGCCTGGCACGCTCCATGTCAAGCTCAAAACGCCACCCCTTTGCGCGGGTGTCTGCCGGGTATGGTGCTGGTCTTGTCACGCCACCGCCCATTCGCGCTCTTGCCGTCCAGCAGTGCTGGTGACGTTGCGCCCTGTCGTCTTTGCCTTGCCCATGCGCTCCAGTTCAACCAGGCGCCGGCAAATCTGCACGCCGGTCAACGCTGTGAGCGTGGCGATGCGATCCTTGCCGGCAGGGCCATGGGCCTCCAAAGCGGCAAGGATGATCCTGTGGTGCCGTGCCTGCAGTTCTCGTGCGCTGTCGGCGGCTGCGTGGCTTGTCACCGGGTCTGATGCACGGGCAAGCGGGATTTCAAGCTGCAGCACTTGCGGCCTCCTTCGCTGCAACGCACGAGGCGCAACGCTTGAACAGGCCGCGACCTTGGCTTCCCAACTGCGACTTGTAGGTGTCGCATCCCATGCAGCGCCACGCCATAGAACTGCCACCACCACCGTGGCTGCGCTTCATGGTCATGTCGCGCACGCTGCTGTGGCGGTTCATGCCGCGCCCACAAAGAAAATCCCCGCCAGCACACGCCAGCGGGGCAAAGTCACGCGCAGCGAGGAGGAGGTGCGCTGCGCCGGATAGGCCGGCATCCATTGCGTGACGGAGACAACCATGATCTAAGCAGCTTTGGCTTTTGCAATGAACGGCGCAAACTGGCAAACCGTGTCAATGCGCGGGTTCCCTGTCTCGCCGGTCTTGATCTTGAGCAGCGTGTGAAACGGCACACCGGACAATTCTGCCAGGCGCTGCACTTGGCTATTTCTCAGCGGTGCAAGCTGGGCCGCAATGTCTGCGGCGCTTGGTATGGTTGTGTTCATGCCGCCAGCATACCGCAGCCGGTTCCGTTGGTCAACCGTCTGCGGTGATAAAAATATTGTGTCTTTTTCACCGCCAACGGTTGACACAGGCAACCGGCTTCGGTAGGATTCATTCCACGCTGCAACAACGCAGTGAGGAGCGAACAGATGAGCGAACTGCTAGAGGCCCTGCGCACGGCACAGCCGCTGCCCCCGCGCTACGCACACACCTACTGCAGCCAGTGCGGTTGCAGCGTCGGCCCAGGTAACTCTGGCGTGAGCCGCTGCAGCGACCATCTGCCCGAGTCAGCACGCAAGGTTCAGCACTACACCGCGTTGGCCCACGAGGCGGAACTTCTGCAAGCCCTGCGCTCTGCCTGCGCCGTCATCGAAGCGTCAGCCCGTGACAGCTTCTGGCGTCGTGACATGAGCCAGGTTGACTTCGAGCTTTCGTGGCGTGCCGATGAGCCCGAGCGCCACGAGCAGTGGGAACAACTCAAGACCGTGGCCGGCTTGCCGCTGACGGACCTTAACCCGCCGATGTCGTGGGACGACGTATGAGCCCGCGTGACATCAAGCGCGCCGAGGCCTGCGAGCGGGTCTACGTGTGCATCTTCATCTTGATCCTGCTCGGCATCTCTGCCGGCTGGTTTGGAGCCTGACCATGAACCTTAACAACACGCCGACGCTTGGCCCGCTGATGGCAGACGACTTCGACCAAGAACCGTGGCACCTCCCGCAGTGGCAAGAGCAGACCGCAAACGAGCGCCGCTATCACCAAGCCGCCCACGCGGCCACCGAAGTCGGAGCCGATGACGACGCGCCAACCTTTGGTGATGTGGTCATCGAATGGATGACGCCGCGCCGCTTCTGGATTTCCTACGCTGTAACGTTTTTCGGCGCGATGCTGGCCGTCTGGGTGGTGCTGTCGTGAGCCGCCGCAGCCTGCAGCGTGCGCTGTATCGCATCTACCGTGCAGAAGGCATGAGCGCCCGCCGCGCCTTCCGCATCGCATCACAGCAGGCCGCACAGCCTGCACCGTTCTGAGGACAACATGGAAAACAAGCAAATCTTCGCAGCGCTGGTCAAGGCTCAGAAAGCCTTTGGCCCCGCTCTCAAGGACAAGACGAACCCGGCATTCCGCAGCAAGTACGCCGACCTTGGCGCCTGCATCGAAGCCGTCATTGACGCCCTGAACGCTGCCGGCATCGCGCTCATCCAGCGCCAGCACCCGCACGATGGTGGCGTGTGCGTGGAGACTGTGTTCCTGCACGAATCTGGCGAGAGCTACAGCGCAGGCATGCTCACGGTGCCAGCGTCCAAGCAAGACCCGCAGGGCTACGGTTCTGCGCTGACCTATGCCCGCCGGTACAGCCTGATGGCAGCGTGCGGAATCGCGCCGGAAGACGACGATGGCAACGCAGCATCACGCAAGCCTGCCAACGACAGCGGCATGAGCCCGAGCATCCTGCAGGATTGGCTGATCGCAATCAGCGAAGCAGCACCGACAGACGCTGCAGCCATCGTTGCTGATGGCCTGGCCGCAGCTACTGAAGTCAAGGATGAAACAGCCTATCGCGCCATTCGCGCCGCCGGCAAGAAGAAGGAGAAGGCAGCATGACAGCCCTTTACGAAATCGCGCACGAGTACAGGCAAGCACTTGCCATGCTGGCCGACATCGACGCGCCGCCGGAAGCGGTGCAAGACACCGTGGAAAGCCTGCAGGGCGACCTGCACGACAAGCTGCGCGCCTGCGTCGCCTACAGCCTAGAACTCGACATCCTGGCCGCTGGCGCAGAGCAAGCTGCGAAGCGCATGGCCGAGCGTGCCAAGACACTGAGCAGCCGCACAGACGCACTGCGCGCCTACGTGCTGCGGAACATGCAAGACACCGGAACCGCTGAAGTGGCGACCGATGAATGGGCCTGCAAGGTCGCCAAGAAGCCGGCCAGCGTGCAGATCGAAGACGGCGCAACCGTGCCGGCTGAGTACCTGCGCACGAAGACCACCACAGAGCCTGACAAAGCCGCGCTTAAGGCCGTGCTGGCTGCTGGGCTTGTGATTCCCGGCGTGACTCTTTCGACGGGCTACAGGCTGGCGATCAAGTAGGCCACCATGAAGTGCAAAGTAACCATCAGCCGCGACAACCATGACACGGTGCGTATCAGCATCGTGGACGACGCTTCGGGCATTGAGTTTGTCGAAGCGCACATGGACTGCGCAACCTTCGGTATGTGCATTACAGGGATGGCATACCAAGAAGCAAAGTTGGAGGTACGCGGCCTTGAGTGGGTCGGCAAGAAGCGGGTTACAGAAAATCGCTCAATAGTTTGCCCGCTCGAAACGTACAAGACAGATGAACTGTCTGCATGGCTGAAAGAGAACGCCAAAGAAGACGGCTGGCTTGTCAGCACATACCTTGGAACTCGCGGGTCAGTGCAAAGAACAGAAGCCGGAACGCTGCTGCGCTACACCGTCACAAAGTACGTCTGATGAACCTCCTCAAGCAGCACAGATGGGAGTGCGAAGCCTGGCGCCGTGCCGTGGCATCGCTGCCGTGGATCGCGGCGTGGTGGTGTATGAGCAGGAAGCGCGCAGCATGGATAGGTCTGCTGCTGCGTAACGTGGGAATTGAGCCGCCGCGTAGCGGTCGGCTCGAATGACTGGTTAGGCGTCTTGGCAGAGAAGCGAGAAACGACATGCACTGCACAAAAACCGAAACACTGAAGGCGCGCAGGACGCACCTTTGCGTGAGTTGTGGCGAACTGGTAAACGCGGGCGACGAGTACAAGCGTTGGCGCTGCTATGACAGCGGCGACGTTGGCACGGTGAAGATGCACCCGGAGTGCTACGCGGCGCACTGCAAGAGTGCAGAAGGCTACGGCGGTGGGCCGTGGGAGTTCACCCCGTTCAGCCACCCTCGCGGCGAAGCGGTAGACGCCTAACGCCCGAGTTCAGCCGCCGTAGGTCGGCTGGAACGAAGTGTTAGGCCCCATGTTTGACGAAGCAAAGGAAAGACG